CCACGGAACGAAATTTATTTTCAATGTGACCTTTTCACGACTGAGTATTTATTTTCTTAATTGTGCTCACTTCTTTTCATAGAACGCATCGATCAACAGGGGTTGACAGACTTCGGCTCCGAAAGCGTTTGCCCCGCAATTTTCGCCAGCGACAGTTCCATTGACTTATACCCAGATAAGTTGCAAACTCGGCAATGGATTTCCTTTTCCCTTGTTGTTGTTGCCATGCTAGAAATTGTCTCTCGATGAACTCAGGAAAGGTCACAGGAGTCATTTTATCACCTGATGAATTTGGGTAAAGGGGCTTGACAATTTCATAACTATGGTTATAATATTAACTAAGGAATCAAATTAACAAGTCAATGAAAAGGAAATCATGACCAAGTCTCTTACCGACGCCGACCGCATCCGAGCCTACCAACTGGCGCATGTCCCCCACTCCACCCTGCGCGAGTTCGGCGAAGCCCTGGGCGTCAGCCACCAGACCATCAAGAACTGGCTGGACGGCGTTTATAAACCCAACGTCTCCGACCTGCAGGGCATGGCGAAGAAATACGTGGGCGCATGGCAGTGCGAACTTGCCAAAAACCTACTCGAAGCCCGCGGCGCCTCTGTGCCCTGCGTCTGTCTCTTATCCATCGGTGATAACGGTCCTTGCCCGAAACATTCAGTCAACGAGAAGGCGGTGGCGGTATGAACACAAGTCCATTTACCTATCGCCTGGTCGAGAATGGAAAAGTCGAAATCAATGACGGTTTATACACCTTCCGTCTCGACCGAGAGAGCCTATTGAAAGCCATCCATAACGTCAAATGCACCCACAATGATTACAAGACCGAGGCAGCCTATCAAGCCTCGCTTGCAAAGTATCAGGGTGCGCTGGCTTTTCTGGATGCACAAAAAGTGGTGGTGGCATGAACGCAACCATCCGCTGCCTGCGCTGTGAAGAGCCGATGATGGCCGAGGAAGACCGCAAACTCGGCATCTGCTGCACCTGTCGTCACCTGGACGAGCCGCCCGTCATCCAGGGCTTCGTCAAGTTGAATGCGACCATCGAAGCCGACATCGCCGAGGCTCGAAAAAAGGTGACCGCATGAACACCTCCGTAATCCTGCGCGCTCGAACCCTGGACGACCTCCGTCTGAAACTGGCCCAGGCCGAGGGCATGAGCCTGTACAGTGGGCTGTACCTCAACCCGTGGCAGGGGGAACTGTGCATCGACCTGGTCAACGTGCCTGGCAGTGACGAGGTCTTCCTGCTGGCGGCCTACACCCTCGATGCTCTGGAGATTACTCGCAACGAAATGCTTGCCGACGGCTGGGACCTGTGGCGCGAGCCCGTGGCCTACGTCAACCAATGGGTGCAGGTGCTCATCAGGCCTGTCCCGTTCCATAACTTCATCGTCGAGATGACCGCCGATCTGCAAATCCCCGACGAAATCATCGAACGCACTCCGCACGTCGTCGCCGCATCCACCCCGACCCTTTTCCTGATCCCGCTTTTTGAGTTCAACCATGACGCCTAAAAAGCACCGTCCTGCGTGGAGCGCAGGCGCAGTCGAAGGACGCCTCGTCACCCTCCCCAACGGTCAGAGCGTGACCCTGCGCGGTCACATGGATCGCTACGCTGCGATGCTCCTGCGCGACTCGGTGATCCGTTCCTTTACCGACGAAATGGTGGCGCTCGTGCGTTCGACAAAATCAATTCCTTCCGCTCCCAGCATAGCATCGAAAGCCTGATCTGTCAGAACTTTTCCTTATGAAGAAGACGCTCTTCCTCGCCGCAGTTGCGCTGATTTCGATCATCGGCCTGCTCATCCTCGTCCTGATGGTGCTGTCGAAATGATCACCCTGGCTGTTCTGGCCGTTCTACTGGCCGTCATGGGCGGTGTCGCCGTCGGTGTGATGCTCCAATACATTCTCGACCTGCGCCGACGCATCACCGATCTCGAAAAGGCCAGCCAGAAACGCCTGCCCTACAAATCTGCGGACGAGATCGAGAACGCCATCGCCGCCGTGCTGGCCATCAACTACGAGTTGGATGTTCGCAAGAACATGGTTGATAACGCGCTTCGTCACCTGCACCAGGCGCGCAACCCCGACGAAAAGTAGCACCTTCAAATCGGTTTCACCCCTGCCCCATTGCGCGAGACGAACGGAAGGAGACCCCCTCCCTTGGTCACACCCCGTCGGACGCTTACTTACAGGTATCACGTCTGTAGACGGCAATGAAGCAGGTGCTTCTCTCCTCCTTTGAAAGCCTACCACCGCACTCAGTGCAGTGGCAGGCAAAGGAAAAAATAAATGGATGACTACCAACCAGGTCCCGCCAGTATCTTCTCCGCCCACGCCCGCGGCGGGATGGCCGCACCGACCGCGGTCGCAGTGTGCCCCTATTGTCTCGGCGAAAACGTGACGGTCATCGACATCGACGGCAAAACCTTCAACTTCTGCAAGACGTGTGAAACTGTCTTTCCATGCAAGGAGCCAGCCGCATGATCACCCTTACCAGCGACCAACTTGATCGGGAAGTCGCTTACATCCTGAAAGGACACATCGGCAAGGACCGCCCCGTTGACCGATGGGACTTCGTGCGCAGGATCTTCGGAGAAGGCGCCGACCTGCCGCGCAGCGACAACAACCCGCAGGACCGCCGCATCCGTGACTCAGTCGAGCGTTTGCGCCCCGACCTGCTCATCTGCGACCTGGCCGACGGCAAGGGACGTTACCTGGCGAGCACCTATGCGGAATATATGGAATTCCGTTCCAAGTACATCAGCCACGCCCTGCCCATCATGGAAACCGCCCGAAAGATGGACGCCGCAGCCTTGCGGCGCTTCCCCGACGAATATCGGGAATATCGGCGCAATTCCCTCCAGCCCGAATTGCCGCTGGGGTTGTGAGTTTTCAATAAGGAGACCCCCATGAAAACGAAATACATCTTCATCGCTGCAGCCTTGCTTGTCATCTTCTTCCTTCTGGGCTGGCCCTTCCAGTTCAACTTCTCTCAATTCGACTTCGGAATCGCCGTGCAATATTGGGCGACGAAGTGGTGCCTGCTTCCGTCCAAGGTTTGCGGACAATGAATCAGGGCATTTACTGGCAGAGCAACAAGCCGCTGGCCGAGCGGGTGGCCGAAGCGGTGGTCTTCTTCGAAAGAAAATACAGACGCAGGCCGACCGCCGCGCGGGTCAATCCCGCCTTGCTTGGGCAGGCGACGATCATCGATGGCGTCGAAGTCGAGCCGATGCGCCAGATCGCCCTGAACATCCTATGGATCGGCGTCGAGGAAGCCGCGCGTGGGCTGGAGCATGCATCCAGGGACCTGCTGAAGGCGGCCTCGTGAGCGTATGCGGGCATCGGGATTATCCCCCGCGCTCGGGACGCGTCTCACAGGCAACGGGGTGGTCGTGGCTCATGACCTGACCCGCTACGGCCTGCACCGCATGACGGTTGAATGCTCGGGAAAATATCCCGACCTGGAAGCCTGGCTTGCCATGCTGGAGCCGACAGCAACCCCGCTCCTGCACGACTACGGCGAACATGGCGAAGGCAACCGAGTCACCTGCTGGTTGAAGTTGTACTGGAAGGAGTGACAATGGACATCGCACGCATCCTGCTCTGGTCGTTTGTCATCGCATGGGTCGCCTTGATGCTCATCGGCGTCATCGCCCTCGCCTTGGCAGACAGGAGAACGCGATGAAGAAAGATCTGCTCGCCCTGTGTGCGGTCGTCCTGATCGTGGGGGCTGTCTTATTCTACGACCAGATCATCAACATCTTCCGCGGCATGAGTCCGTTGGAAGCCATGCAGACCATATGGACTTTCGTTTTACACATTGCGGTTGGAACGATCTTCGCCTATGTGATCTTCGGTTTGCCCGAGATCGTCAAGCCGTGGTTGAAGACGATGCGCCGCCGCTGGAAGAATGGCCCCAACGCTCGCTGGAAGAATAATCAACAGCCTCAGACTAATGTCAGGATGCCGCGCTTGACCGCCGAACAGAAGTTTCTGCTCCTGCTGGCAAAGATGAACAACGGTCAACGCCCGCCCGCACAGATGAACCGCACTCAACGCGTCGAGCCGCCGCAAGAATCACAGATCGATTTCAAATGGTGATGGATGGGATCATGAAAAGAACTTTTGTTTATCTGCTTGGTATTCTCATCCTGACCAGCCTGACGGCAATGGGATGCGTCGGACAGGGCGGACAGGCTCCGCTCACACCGACCGCCATCAATCCCGCCGAAGTAGCGGCGACCATGATGATGATGCAGTTGGGAGCGCAAGCAACGGAGCAATCCGTCGGATTGCAATTCACGTCCACGGCCTATTACGTGCAAGCCACCCAGGCTGTTGAAATGACGGCCGCGCAGGCCGCGGTCACGGCCCAGGCGCGCAAGGATGCGGAAGCCACGGCCCAGCGCGAACGAATGGATGCAGCCGCCACCGAACAGCAGAAGCGCGACGATGCCGCCACGGCCCAGGCGCGCAAGGATGCAGAAGCCACGGCCCAGCAGGGACGCGTGGATATTTCCAATACACAATCTGCATTGGCGACGGCCACGTGGGTCGCTGTCACACAGACCGCCATCCCAACCAATGACGCAATGACCGCACAGGCCGTCATTGTGGAGCAGGCGCTGGCGACCAACCAGGTCGAGTTGTCCAACCTGGAAGTGGAGCGCCAGCAGAAAAGCAATATGCTGGAAGCGCTCGGACCGTATCTGTTCGTGCTGACAGTCATCCTCGTAGCCGCTATTATCCTGCTGCGCCGTTCACGCGTAAATACGATCAAGAACGAAGAGACTGGATCGACAGAGATCGTGGTATTCGACAACAAAAAGGTCGTGAAGCCTGCCAACATGCCAAAGACAGTGTTGAATCTCGATGATGACACCATGCCTGATCTGGTCGATCCCGCCGAACAAGCCGAAGTGACTCGGCGCGCCCAGGCCATCGAAGCATTGAGAAACATGCCGAGCAACCCACCGAACAGCGCTGCCAATTTATCCAATAGCGTCTTCGGCGGCCAGTCGCAACCGCGCTTTCAAATCCTAAATCCAAACGAAGCGCCGCCCGCAAATCTGCTGGACCCCGAAGGCTTGAAGGCCATCGAGCATGACTGGAAGGAGAACGGCGATGAACAATAATTTTTATGAGATCGTTACCCACAAGGTATTAGATCTGCTCGTTCAGCGCAGGGCCATCCTGTATGGAGACGGAACGGCATTCTACACCTGGCCGCGCAGGAACAGGCTGGTGATCATTCTCGACCCCGACGAAGTGGACACCAGCCGTGTGACCGACAGATTCGCGGAAGACCTTTCCACAAAATTGCAGGGTCGCACGGTCTTGAGAACCAATCACCGCGGCCTGGCCTTGCAGGTGGGTTACAGCATTCCGCCCGTGCCGCTGACGTTAGAGGAAGTTCCGCTCGACCTGGCGAAACAGTCGTCTTCGTTCCACCTGCCCGTAGGCGCGACCCAGCGCGGCGATCTGTGGCTATCCCTGCTGGATGCCGACAGTATCCTGCTGGGAGGGTCGCGCGGCATGGGTAAGACGGCCATGCTACACGGCTGGATGCAGGCCCTGTTGCATGGCGGTCAAACCGAAGTCCATGCCTGGGACGGAAAGCGCGGCGCGGAGTTTGGACGTTACGCCGACCGCGAGGGTTTCCGACTGATTCTGTCGAACATCCAGGACGCTCTGGCTGGACTGCTGGCCGAAAGCGAACGGCGGCGCGGCCTACTCCTGGCAAGCGGCCATCCAAACAGTGTTTTGTATAACGAGTCTGCCGCCGAGTTGCTTATCCCGATTGCACTGGTGATCGATGAAGCCGCGCTCGTCCCTGCCGACGCCCGCTCGCTGCTGGTGGATCTGGTGGAGCGCAGCCGAGACGTGGGTATCTATCCCATCCTGGCGACAAACAATCCACAGCAGGCCGCCTTGCTGGTGAAGGCCAACCTGATGACTCGGTTATGCCTGGCTGTGCCGTCGCTGAATGCCAGCGTGATGGTGCTGGGACGCTCGGCCGCCGAGAAACTTCCGAAGGTGCGCGGCCGCGGCCTGCTGGAGATCAATGCCCGATTGACAGAGTTCCAATCCTTTCGCGTCGAATTCCCCGCACCTTCCGAACAGGCGGTCCGCATGGTTCGTGAGATGGAAGAGCCGTTGACTGCCACATTCATGCAGCGGGATAACGAGACCGAGCGCATACTCGATCTGAACAAACAAGGAAAGAGCGCATCGGCCATTGTGCGTGAAATGTGGAACGTCTCGGGCGGGTCGGTCTTCCTGCGCCGACTGGACCAAGTCAAGACTATTTTGACCGACGAAAAAAAAGTTACTACTACTTCCGTCCCCCTATCTGCGCCAGAAATTGGGCTTTCAGGGGTATAGGGAAGTAGTAGTAGTAGTAGTGAGATCCAAAAGGAGATTCCACATGAAGAATCTGACCATCCTGTACGGTGCGGTACTGTTGTACCTGGCGAACAAATATCTGGTGACGGTTTTCCTGCCGCTGGCAACCAGCGCGGGGTTATGGCAGGCCATGCAGATTGCCTACCCGCCCATCCTGCTGATCGCCATCGGATTGATCCTGATGATCCATTCCAATGTCTACGGTCCGCACACATGGCAACTACCCGCCGCCGCATTTCTCGGATGGGAGTTGGCCTGGTCGAGCGGGAAGAACATGATCACCGTCATGCCGATGGTAACGGTCTCGACGGGCGCGTTCCTGTCTATGCTGATTGTCGCAGCGATTGGCTCGCAAGGGTTGATCATGCTGGCATATTACGGATATGTGTATTTCGATGTCCTGCGCATTGCGAGGAATGTGAGGCGCACCATGAAGAAGGCGGCGGCATGAACGACCTGAATGAAATCCTTTGGATTACGCAAATGCAGCCAGATGGGAACGACCGAGAGATCGTCACGCTCGATGCCGTCTCTGGCACCTGGGAAAGATTGCATAGAATTTTCACCCCTTCTTCCCTGTTGATCTATTTGGGTGGCAACAAAGTTCTGATTACTTTGAAGGTCACGGAATACGACCTTTCCGATGAGGATCCGCTCGAAATACCCGACTTCCATGCCCAATGGTTGCTGAAGGATTTTTTCAAACTTCCCGAAAAAATATGGAAGAAGGTCAAGGTGAAGGAATGAGAAAACACATCACTGTCGAGAAGGTCATTCTCTTCCTGGCCGCGCTCTTCGCCGCCTACAACTTCGGATTGGCGGGGGGCTTCATCGAAAAAGGTCACGCCGTCCTTGGCGCGGGCGGCATGATCGCAGGGCTGGTGGTCAATGTCTCACTGGCCATCGCCGCCAGCAGGTACGGTTCATTGAACGGTAAGAACCGCACCAGGCAGGCCAATATTGCCTTCCCGCTCATGCTCTTCCTGTCGGTGATCATCGTCTCCCCCGTCGTCTATTACAGCCTGCCTGAGACTTTCCTTTGGCCGCTGGGGCGTGTCCTGTGGTCGCTGGCATGGCCACTCGTGGCCGACCTGGCCATCGTCCTGGCGGGAGCCGTCAGCGGCAAGGGGCTGATCAGCCTGTCCGACGAAAGTACGAAGAAGTCCGAGACGAGTGCGACGGACAGTCCGAAGAGTGCGAGCGGAGTGCGACGGAGTGCGTCGCACAGTGCGACGGAGTCCGTCGGAGTGCGACGCACTTATCCGCGCAAGTGCGATTACTGCGACGCACAAATCGCAAGTCCGAACGCAGTCGGTGGACACATGAAAAAACGCCATCCCGAACTGTGCAAGACGAAGGGCATACTGGCGGAAGCCCTGTTCAAGCAGGCAGGTGAGCGATGACCAACTCAATCGTCCCTCCACCAGCCGACCGCCAACAATGGCACGTCATGCTCAAGGCCGCACCCCTGATCGTTATCCTGCTGTACATGCGCGCACATCAGGGAGCCGTCACGCAGGCCCAACTCGCCGAACAGTTCCTGATTGACCGCAAGACCGCGGGCACCTACCTGCGTCAGATGTCCAATGATGGGCTGATCGCCCACATCGGGCACAATCGCGGCTACGTCACGACCGACGGTGGCGCTCAAATGTTGCTGGCACTCGAAGAAACAGGATGGGGAAAAAACGGTCATCCGACTCTTAAAGAGTCCTTTAATATTAAAACAAAAGACTCTAAAGACAGGAAGGAAGGAAAGAAGGAGATGGGGAATCTTTGGACAGTCCCTTTGGATTTGACAATAGAGCGCATCCTGTCCGAGACGGGGCGACTGTTCCCGCACGAGACCATTTCCTTCGGTGTGGCGCACTGCGACCCAACTCTGGCCTTTACGCTTGTGGCTCATGCCTACGACCAGCGCGCTCGGCTTTCCAAGCCGCAAGTCTTCGTCTATCGCCGACTTCAGAAGGGAATGCCGCCAGACAAAAAATATCAACAAGATCCTGAAGGGTTCCTGCCCAACGAATATTTAGCAGCGCTAGGTCTGGCTGAGTTGCAAATTATAGACATGGATGAAGCGGAAGAGATTGCGGAAACGCCGACCGCCAGCCAACCAGATGAGACGGTGGCAGGACCCATGACGCAGGCGTGGCAGTCCGTGCTGGAACGACTACGGAAGGAAATGCCGCGGGCCAGTTTCGAGACCTGGGCGTGCGACACCGTCGCTACCCATTTTGAGAACAATGTATTACGAATTGCCGCCAACAATTCCTATGCGCGGGACTGGCTGGAGAGCAGGATGACGGGTACCGTGGAACGCTTGCTACTCGGCGTTTGCAACGCCGAAGTCAAAGTGCAATTTGTGGCTAGCAAAGCAGAGGCTATATGAAACCTAAGAGCATCGCTTCGGTTTTACGGGGAATGGCATTTCGAGATTTCGTGACCGCCGCCGAAATCGCGGAGCGCGAACGCGCCGCCAATGAACGGCTGGAACGCATCGAAGCGGAGGATGGAAAAAAGGCAAAAGAGAAAGCCCTTGAGGCTGAGCGCGAGCAGAAATTACTGGAAGCGGAGGCAGCATGAGCGTGTCCATTCCCGAATTCCGTCCCGATCTGACCTCTTATCGTGTGTACCTGGAATTCCTGCGCGATGGAATCAATGAAGATGACTGGAATCACCTGAGCCTTACGGACGTGGTCAAGGCTTGCATCGAGGACGTGCTGGCGAAAAAGGCACCCGATGTCAAAATCAAACGGACACGCAAGACCGTTGTCCATGTGGATTATTAGAAAGCGGATGTACATTCTGCTCAAGCACTAGTTGGAAAGCCCCTTGCAAAGGTTGGTAGTGATGGCTCAAATAAACGAATTGCCTACAGTCGGTCAGTGGTTTGAGTTCGATTACACATACCGAAACGAAAAGACCGAAGTTGTGAAACTCAAAGTAGTTGATGTTACTGATGAGCATGTGATTTATAAAATGCCGAGTGTGTCAGTCAACAAGTTATTTCCAATGACGCACGAATACTGGTTACTCAATCAGGATGAGCGCCGACCATGCCAACACTAGGCAGACCCAAAGAACACATTTACGAAGTGGATGATTCTGAAATCAACTATTGGCGAGATGTGAAGAAATTCAAATGGAGTGAAGTAGCCGACTTCTTAGGTGTCCCGCTTTGGTGGCTTGAGAAATATATAGCATCGAAGAAACTCACGTTCAAAACCAAAAAGGTTTCAGCCACTTATGACAGGCATTATTCATGGAGCGGTTCAAACCTTACGGCAAGAAGGCTAGGCTACAAAGATATTTATTGTGCAATTCGTGACATGCGAATGGATGGAATGACCGTCAAGGAAGTTGCTGAGAAGTTGAAGGTCACAGTCAATACAGTAAATTATCATACACCCCGTGATTTGATTGGCGAAATAACTATCGTGACAGAAAAGAAACGAGAAGCCGCAAGGCAATCCATAAAAAAGGCACAGGCGAAAGCATGGCAACGAATAACGAACGAGAAACACCCCTGGCAAACAAGATTTTGAAATGGATTGACGAGTATCAAAGTGGCAAGTCTGGCATATATCCGTATCAGGTTGCTTTGCAAGTTTGCGCTGAGTTCGTTATCCCGATAGAAGAAGCACAAGACTATGTTGCAGAGCATATCAAACGAGTTTTGAAAGGAATTGAAAATGAACGAAAACAATGATGGAATAAAAGCAGATGGAAAGTATTACACGCCTCAGCGCATTGTTGATATTGCCACAGGCACAGGCGCATTTTTGAAGAACGCCGCCGATAGCGTGATTGGTAATCCACCTTACGGCTTTCCAACACAGCACGCACCTGACCGCCTTTGGCGTAGGCAGGCGGGCGTTTTGGTTGTCGTTATTGTTCTGCTGGCGGTGGCTCTAATAGTCATCGGCGGCAGGTAGTGCAAGCCGTTGGGTTGCTCTTTGCAAAGGAAGGTTCTGATGGAAGAAATTTTGAAGCGAGTGATTGAGCAGTTACAAAGTTTAGAATGGGGCGAAGCGCAGGAAAACGTAGACGGCGCACTTGCATATCTTGGTTGTGCTGTGCAAAATTTACGCAACCCAACAACGGGTGCAGTGGATTTGCTACCTGCCTCCGCTTGCTGTGCCTCGTATGTGTTCGATGGTACTCATCACAAAGATTGTCGGTACGCGCAACCCGCAAACCACTAACCCAAGTCCGTTAGGTGGCTAATGCAAAAGTATCGAACGATTGTCGCAGACCCGCCCTGGAAGTATGGCAAGTGGGGCAAGGCAAGTGAAAACAGCATTTTCGCTGGCAGTGTTCACAATGTTGATATTGCCTTGCCTTACCCGTCAATGTCGCTTGCAGAAATAGCCGCCTTGCCTATTCCCGATTTGGCTGAAGTAGATTGTGAATTGTATGTTTGGACAACTCAAAAGTATTTGCCTCACACTTACCCGCTTCTTGAAAAGTGGGGTTTCAAATACTGCGAAACTCTTACATGGTGCAAAGAGCCACGCGGCACAGGTCAAGGCGGTTTATTCACTCCGACCACTGAATTTATAGTTCATGGTCGCATCGGTAAAATGCCAAAGAAACAAAGGCTTGATACTACATGGTGGAAGGTAGCGCGTCCGAATGTCCACAGCAGAAAGCCCGAAAGTTTCCAAGATGTGATTGAGCAAGTAAGCGATATGCCACGTCTTGAAATGTTTGCAAGAAGGTTTAGGTTAGGCTGGCACTCATGGGGCAATGAAGTAGAGTCTCATGTCGAAATACCGCTACGCCACCTAACACCGCATGCACTGGACGGCGCAACTCGCGCCGAAAATTAGAGGTCTTGCAAAATGGTGTTGCGTGTTCAATGCGCCGCCAGTAATGCAAACCGTTCGGCGGCACTTCCAAAAGGAGAAAGCCATGTTAAATAAAATTGAAATCGAAATTGAATTGCTGCGTGATCTGGTTGATGCCAGTGGTTATGTCTCTACCTTCTACACTATGTTCCTAAATCACGAAACACCAGAAGATTGTGGAGATTTGAATGCAACCGAATATCTCGCCAATGAAGCGTCGTCTATTGCAGAGCGTGGTCGCGCGGTCTTGGAAGCCGCCGAACAAAAGCGTGCACTGGACGGGCTTTGGGACTGCGCGAATTGTGATAATCGTCAAATCGGTGGCGGCTTCGCAGAATGTCCAAACTGTGGAACCGCCCGCCGCTAACGCAAACCGTTAGGCAACTTGTTCCGCAACCAAAAGGAGTCTTATGAAAGAGTACCATAAAATCCAAACAGTGTTCTTGCGCGATCCAGCCACCAAATTCAAAACGTTACTTGAAGGCGAGTTTGCCTTACCAGAGTTCAAATATCTGGCAGGTAACGAATGGGTGTTCACTGAAAAGGTGGATGGCACAAATATCCGCGTGATGTTTGATGGCGATCAAATCACATTCGGCGGCAAAACAGATGACGCGCAAATCCCCGCCTTGCTTGTAACTCGCTTGCAAGATGTATTCCTTCCACAAATCGAAACATTCAAGGCGAAGTTCACCGATGGCGTTTGTCTCTATGGCGAAGGCTACGGAGCCAAGATACAAAAGGGTGGTGGTAACTATCGTCCAAATCAAGATTTTGTTTTGTTTGATGTCAAGATTGGTGATTGGTGGTTAGAACGTTCATCTGTCGAAGAAATTGCAGGTGCTTTAGGTCTTGATATTGTTCCCATTATTGGAACCGGCACGCTTTACGATATGGTCGAAAAGGTAAGGTGTGGTTTCAATTCCATTTGGGGCAACTTCCAGGCAGAAGGAATCGTAGCTCGTCCATCCTGTGAATTGAAGTCTCGCAATGGGCAACGTATCATTACAAAACTGAAACATCGTGATTTCAGTGGCGTTGCCTAACACAGCGTCCACCCGACAAGGGCGGGCGTAGGCTCTAAATCAATTATTAGGTTTGCCGCCCTTGCGGGTAACGCAAACCGTTAGACCGCCCCTTGTGGGCAGAAAGGTTTTGCAAAATGAGAGATTGGGTTATGTGGCATGTGGGTTGGTGGGGCATGTATGGCGTATGGGCGTTGCATGAAGCTCCTGCAAAAATCGCCGTTGCCTTTGCTGCAATTATTATCTATGCCGTCATCCATGCGAAATGGAAGGCGGCATAACAAAGCGTGCACCTGACGTGCGGCAGGCTGCGGTCATAATTGGACAGTTACCTGTGCCACACACAGGTAACGCAAACCGCTGGGCAGATAGGAGCGCAATGAAAAACGCTGGAATTTGTGGTAGTTGTGAGTACTTCGTAAGAATGAACGATGTGATTTTATCCCCTCGTGGTGCTTGGCTCTCACCACCCGCAAGTAATACAGCCGTTGGGTTGCTTCCTTGCAAAGGATAGGTGCATTATGGGTTCGAGTCGGTCCGCTTATATTGGCGTGTATTTCAAGGTCTACATGCCGAAAGAAAAATACATCAGCGGTGAAAGGCAATGCCCGAAGTGTAAAAAATATGTATCAAGCACATATTGTCAAAACGACGGAACGAAAACGGTAGAGGTTGAAAAAGAAAGATTGTCTAATTTTCACGAGTTATGCGAATCGGTTTTTGGAGACGAAGACCAATTTTCAACAGGAAATATTGACAGTAATGAATTCGAGATTGTTATGGCAAATAGTGATAATCAGCCTGGTTACTTTTACGTTTCGGATGAGATTGAGCAACCATTGCCACAAGAAGATTATTCAGGTGATTGGCAAATTCTCGCAAATGCACTTGATGAGCGCGGCATAAAATACGAGAAACGCTTTGGGATTGTGTCTTATTGGTCATAGCGCAACCCAACACAGCGTGCAGTGGATTTGCGGGACTCTGCGCGGTTTACGAGATTTTTCTTCGGTCAAGTTTTTTCTCATCCCGAAGTTTTATCTCGCCCCTCCCGCAAACCAGTAACGCAAGCCGTTAGGTAGACTATAATTGGCTCAAAAAAAGGAGCATGGCAGGATGAGAGAATTTGAAGTATTGGCTTATAAATTAAGTTCAATTCTCGCGGAAATAACCAGCAGGATCGAAGAATTGCACAACGGCAAAGACATCACGATAAGCAACGAAAGGGCATGGTCAATTATCCATAGAATGCAAGAGATCATTGACTGGAGTTTTGTAAAAGCGAAAACTCCAGAACAAAAAGATGCCGAACGTCGCTCGCACCTGACCACCTTTGGCGTTGGCACGCTGGCGTTCCTCGCCGGCTTTGGTGTCTGTTGGTTCGTGTTTGTCCACTAAATCGGCGGTCAGGTAAAGCCAGCCGTCGGGCTTTGGAGCATTGATGATGAACTGGGATCTGTGGACGGCCCTGGAACTCTTCCATGTGCGAGCCTGGGCGCTGGTGAATCAACGCCGATTGGAACTGAATATCCCATTGTTATTGGTCTTACCAGCGCCTGTACGAAGATGTCTGAATTGGAGATGGAACTGATGCCACCAAACGCGGTCGTCTGTCTCTGTGGAAATTTGATCGGCTACGAACTCGAAAAAGATGGAATTGCGTTTCTGCAGATCGGAGGGCTGGTGGCGGATTCGGTTCACGGCTTTTGCGCCCAGTGCGGACGCGGGTTTCATCACACCATCGCCTTGCAGGCTTATAAACGTCTCATGCGCCGCTATGAGACTGATGACGTGGAGCCGCTGGCGGTGGAGATTGAATCCCCCGCCGAAAAGTAGTATAATCTTTTCAACTCAATAGCATTTGCTGGACTTGCACCCAGCCTTCCGTCTCGCGAGGGACGGCAGGCTGGGTGCTTTTGTTTCAGCGATGCGCAAACCCAAAGGAGTTTGTCATGGAACTTTCGGAAGTCCAACTGTTCGTGATCGCCACGCTGGCCACCATCATCGTGTACCTGCTGAAACTGGTGGCGCAATATTTCAAATGGACGCCTGGGCGTGGCTGGTTATCCGTCTTCCTGTACCTGGTCGCTGGTGCGCTGGCCTTCGCCTGGGGTCAGTTTGTCCTGCCCGCCTTCCCACCCTTCAGTGACCCCGTCTCGTTCGTATCTGCGTCTCTGGTCTGGTTGAGCAACCTGCTCGTCCTGCTCGGCCCCGTCGTGGCACTGGCTACGTTGATCTATAACGTGCTCGCCAAGCAGGTCTTCGACAATGCCATGCGCCGATTTAGGCCGACCGCCAAGTCGAAGAAGAAATAATGCCCTACAAGGCGCGGCCCTGTCCCGTGCCTGGCTGTCCTGGAATTCTGCGCGGGGATGTCTGTACGCTGGGGCATCCCCGCCCGCAGCGGGACCCGCCTCCCCGTCCGCGTGAAGCGGTGCCCCAGCCCAGCGCGGCCAAACGCGGTTATGACCGTAAATGGCGCGCCTACCGCGCCGCGTTCCTTCAGTTGCATCCCCTGTGTGTCTCCTGTGGAAGGCAGGCTGTTATTGTGGACCATATCCAAAAGATTTCGGGCGCCAATGACCCGCTGTTCTGGGAACCGTCCAATCACCAGCCATTGTGCCGCACCTGTCACAACCGCAAGATCGGCTCGCAGGACGGCGGCTTTGGAAATCCAGTAAGGAAGGAATGATATGAGCAAAATCATCAACAGCCTGCTCGATTCAATTGCCGAGCAAATTGTAAAGCGGGTCGAGTTGAAAATCTTTTCCATCGGCAAAGCCCAGATTGAACCTGGTGACATCCTTATCGTACAGACTAAATCGGTTCTTTCGGACCAGGCAGGCGCAAGACTTGAAGCCACGTTGAAACGGGCTATTCCGCAAGTCCATCGCGTCGTTATTATTGACGACGGTTTTAAGATGGGCATATTGCGCGCCGAACCTGTATTCCCGATTAACGATTAAGGTTGAATTATGCCCGCCCGCAAGCCAGCTGGACTGATCACCCGCGACGAAACGAAGGAGGACAAGCGCGTACGCGTCGAAGCCGAAGCGGCCATGACGCCGTGCACGCCGCTCTCGAAGAACCCGCCCGCTTCCTTGAAACGCAACAAGGGTGCGCAGGCCGTCTGGCGCAGGGTGGTGGGACTGTACAATGAGACGGCGGGCAAGATCGCCACAGCCTTCGACGAAAACCTACTGGTGAAATATTGCCTGGCCGAAGTCGAACTGCTCACACTCGAAGCGATACGGGACGAACTGTTTACAGAGTGGAAGCGCATCGGCAAACAGGTCAAGCCGATGAAGCCGACCGCCGGCACGCTCAGGGATTACCTGAATTTATTGACGCAGTACAACGCGCTGATCGGTCGTTATCAGGGCATGGATGGACGCATCGACAACAAACGCAAGATGCTGGTGGATATGGAGCAGGCGCTCTATCTCACACCGAGATCCCGCGCGGGCGTCGAGCCGCCGCTCAAGGAACTCGAGAAGCCGAAGGACAGCATGGAGAAACTACTGGAAAAGAAAAAGAATGTTCGACCAGTCGAAGGCGGATGAAGCCGTCCAATTCATCGAGTTGTTGAAGCATACCAAGAGCCCGTTCGACGGCCAACCATTCGTGCTGCTGCCGTGGCAGCGTACGATCATCGAACAGGTCTATGGCACGTTGAATGAACGCAGGGTCAGGAAATACAAATATATTTATCTCGAAGTCCCGAAGAAGAACGGAAAATCCGAACTGGTGGCGGCCACCGCCCTCCTGCATATGTTCTTCGACGGCGAAGTAAACGGGGAGGTCTATGGCTGCGCGGGCGACAAGGAACAGGCCACGCTGGTCTTCGACGTGGCAGTGGACATGATCGAGCAGGTGCCTGCGCTCAAGAAGCGCGCCAAGATGAACTATTCCACCAAGCAAATCACCGACCGCGAGACGGGAACGTTTTACAAGGTCGTTTCCGCTGAAGCGTATACAAAGCATGGCTTGAACGTCAGTGCGGTCATATTCGACGAATTGCACGTCCAGCCCAACCGCGATCTGTTCGACGTGATGACCAAAGGCGCGGGCGCCACACGCCGACAGCCGATTTGGTGGATGATCACCACCGCGGGCAACGACCCCGACCGCCTATCCATCGGCTGGGAAGTGCATGAGAAGGCCGTCGAGATCGTCAAGGCGCGCGAAACGGGCAACCCCGAAAAGGATGTGGCCACCTGGTATCCCGTCATCTATCATTACAACGGGGAGGATGTTTGGAACGAATCGAACTGGGCCAAGGCCAACCCGTCCCTGGGCTATACGTTCACGCTGGACGAGCTGCGCGAGTCTGCCAACGAAGCCAGGTTATCCAAAGCCGACGAGAAACTTTTCCGCTGGCTGCGCCTCAACCAGTGGAACACCACCAAACTTTCGGGCTGGCTTCCGCTCGACCTGTTCGATTCAACTGTCGGGTCGTGGAGCCGCAACGACCTGCTCGGCAAGGAATGCTATATCGGCGGCGACTTTTCCACCACCACCGACCTGTCTGCCGTGGCGCTCATCTTCCCGCCGCAGGAAGGTCTCCCCGATTGGCGCGTCATTTGGGACTGCTGGATTCCCGAAGACAACATGCAGGAGCGCATCCGCACCGATCATGTCCCATACGATCAGTGGGTGAGCGACGGCTGGGTCATCTCTACGCCTGGGGATGCAATAGGTTACAGGCGCATCAGGCAGAGATTTTTGGAATACAAAAATCTCTATAATGTGATTGAACTCGGCGCTGACCGCACCTTTGCATCTGCGCTATTGCAATGGTTGGAAGAGGACGGTATTACCTGTGTGGAGGTTCCACAAAGATACACTGAATTGACCGACCCGATGAATACAATCGAGACTCTCCTGCGCTCTAAAATCCAAATTCCCGACCCCGAGAACGAAGGGCAATTCGTCGAAGCCCCCGCGCTGACGCATGAGGCGCATCCCGTGGCGCGCTGGTGCTTCGGTAACACGTCCATCGCCATGAACGGCAACGCACAGATCAAGTATGTAAAGGAACGCAAAGGCAAGCGCTCGGTGCAGACCAAGCGTATCGACTTGATCGCCGCCTGGGTGTGCGGCATGGCGCGCGCCAAGTTCTACGGCTCGCACAAGTCCATTTATGCGGAACGAGGCCCGATCATTTTTTAAGTTTCGCCCTTGTATTTCGTGCTATAATATTTCAGAACCGCGCCGCATTGGGCGCGCACATAGCTCTCTGACGGAGATTAGCGCCCGCCACTAGCGTACCGCAAGGTCCGCCTGTGGCGGGCGTTTTGCATTAACAAACATGGGACGCCCAGATGCCCGATAAGCAGACTGTCTCAAAACCTAAGAGTTTCCTGTCTGATGTGCTTCGCGATGTTCACGTGTACGGCGGCATCGCTGCCATCAGCGTCGGTGTGTGGCTGGCCTTTGGGCTGGCCGCTGCCCTGATCGTATGTGGGACGCTAACTTTGGCGCTGGGCGTCTTTGCCATTATCTGGAGCTCGCTCTAATGCTGGCGCGCATGTTCGAGAGACGCTTCCACGTCAGCCAGCAGCCGCCTGGCTGGGTGGTGCAGGGTTACGGAATGGAATCAGTGGCGGGCGAGGATGTGACACCCGAACTGGCGCTGAACGTCTCGGCCGTGTACGCCTGCATCACGATTCTCGCCGAAACCCTTGCATCGCTGCCCCTGATCCTTTACAGACGAAAAGAACGCGGCAAGGAGCGCGCCATCGATCATCCACTTTACAGCCTGATGCACGATGCGCCCAACCCAGAACACTCTTCGATGGTCTATCGCGAGATCGGCCAGGGTCATCTGGGTGGATGGGGCAACCATTACGGGCAGATCATCCGCAACGGGCGCGGGGGTATCTTGGAAATCTGGCCAATGCGTCCCGACCGCATGACGGGTGTGGAGCGCGTGAATGGCAGGCGTGTGTATACCTATAAGCGCAACGGGCTGACCCCCACGAATTATTCAGCCGATCAAATCCTGCACGTGCCCGCTTTTGGATTGGACGGGCTAATGGGTATGTCGCCTATCGAGAACGCACGCAACGCCATTGGCGTAGCCATCGCTGCTGAAAAATACGGTGGTCAAGTTTTTGCGAATGGGGCGCGGCCGTCACTTGTTTTGGAGCATCCAAATATGTTGGGCGGCGGAAAAGAAGGTGCCAAGGAACGCTTCATTAAGGAGTGGAACGACAATTTTGGTGGGCCAGACAAGGCAGGCAAGACTGCTCTTGCCGAAGAGGGGATGAAAGTCCACGAGATTGGCTTCCCGCCAGAAGCTGCTCAATTTATAGAGACGCGCCGCAACCAAGTAATCGAGATCTCGCGCTGGTATCACATGCCGCTCTCGCTTTTGGGCGAACACGATAAGGCAGCCTCCTATGCAAGCGTCGAGCAATTCCTGCTGTCGTTCGTGGTGCACACCATCCGACCCTGGGCTGTGCGTTGGGAGCAGGAATTACAGCGCCAGTTATTGACGAAAGAAGAACGAACGGCTGGCTATTATTTCGAGTTTTTGCTGGATGCCCTTTTGCGCGGCGACACCGCCACGCGCTTCGAAGCCTATGCCAAGGGCATGCAGAACGGAACATTCAGCATCAATAATGTTTTGAGCCGCGAGAATATGGATCCAATCGAGGACGAGGCTGGCGAATGGCACTGGATGCCGCAGAACATGCTGCCGATCCAGAAATTCAGCCAGATGCAGACACAGGCAGGTGGAAACATGGAGCCACCTGCGCGCAACACCAAACCCTTCCGCCGATTGTATGCAGACGCTTTGAAGCGTTGCATGAACGTGGAGATCAACGATGTCCGCAACGGCGCGCCGAAACATTTCAAGAAGGGTGATTTCGACGACTGGCTGACGGAGTTCTACCGTGGCCACACAGATTTCATGGTGCGGCAGTTGCTGCCCGTTGCGCTGGCTCACGCCGAACTGGTCGAGCCGAAATGGACAGACGAGGAACGCGCCGCGCAGGCACAAACGAGATTGTCCGCCTTCGCCGAGGCATTCACTGCCAAGTCCGTGCTGGCTCTCTCTCATCGTACGATGGATGCAGTGGAGCAGATTCTCTCCATCCCACGCGAGTCCGCCATCGAATTCTTAGTCGATGAACTTTTGAAGGAGAACGACCATGCCTAAAACAGATTCAAATGAATCCGATGTCGAGCGCCGCAGCGTTACTGGCGAAGTGCGCGCCATGCTGGGCAACGACGGCTTGCCGCGTATTGTCGGAGTGGCTCCAGCCTATAACGCGATGAGCGATGTCATCACCGATGGAATTGTCGGGTTTCGTGAAATTATCGAGCCGCACGCACTGGACGACATTCTTGCAAATGCAGATGTGCGCGGCCGCTATAACCACGAGGCAATTCTAGGCCGCACAAAAAGCGGAACCATGACTCTGAGAAATAGCGATACTGGACTGACTTACGAAATCCAGATCAACCCAAACGATTCGGAAGCGATGGCGGCCTACGAGAAAGTCAAGCGCGGGGACGTGGACGGTTCTTCGTTCATGTTTGTGGTTCCAAAGAATGGGGATACATGGAAGCGTGAAAACGGACAGGTCGTCCGCAGAGTTCAGAAAATCGAAGAGCTTCTGGACGTTGGCCCCGTGGACTTTCCTGCATATCCACAGACAAGTGTATCGGCCCGTTCCAAATATCAAGAACTGACTGAGACGCCAGAGGATGGCGCTCAGACTGTTGAAACCCCGCCCGAAGGACAGGAGTCCGCGGACGAAGAAGCAGACAAGATCAAAGCGCGGGCGCGCCTAGACCTTCTGCGCAAGAAAATCGAAATCGCCGAAAAGGAGTAATCCCCATGACCGCAAAAGAATTGCGCGAAAACCGCGCAAACCTGCTCAGTCAATGCCGCGCTTTGGTGGACGCCGCCGATAAGGAGACGCGCGCCATGAGCGCGGAGGAAAACGAGCAGTATGACCGCCTGTGGGCGGAAGCCGAAAAGACCAAGGACGAGATCGAGCGCCGAGAACGGCTCGAAGCCGAAGAGCGCGTCCTGGGTCAGGCCACCGAAATGATGGCAGACGCCAACGAACATAGCGGCCAGCCGCGCGCCGAGCAGGCGAACGTCGCCATGCAGGCTGCCCGCCGCTTCCTGTTGAACGGGCTGGGACACCTGACCGCTGTCGAGCGCCGCGCCTTGCAGGCCGACAACGACGAAGCGGGCGGGTATGTGACCATGCCGCAGCTGTTCATCGACCGCCTGATCAAGGCCGTCGATAACGTGACCTTTATTCGCCAATGGGCGACGGTCATTCCGCTGCGGGAAGCCCAATCATTGGGTGTCCCGTCATTGGATGCCGATCCCGCGGACGCCGATTGGACTTCCGAACTCGGCACGGGCGACGAAGATACCACGATGGATTTTGGGAAGCGTGAACTGAGCCCGAAACCGCTTGCCAAGCGCATCAAGGTCAGCCGCAAACTTTTGCGCCTGACCGCCAGCATCGAGAACCTGGTTGCGGACCGCCTGGGCTACAAATTCGGTGTCTCCGCCGAAAAAGCATACCTGACTGGCTCGGGCGCCAACCGACCGCTGGGTGTATTCACCGCTTCGAACGATGGTGTCAGCACTGGCCGCGACGTGAGCACTGGCAATACCGCCACCAGCATGCAGACCGACGGTCTGAAGGAAGCCAAATACACGCTGAAATCGCCGTACTGGTCCAGGGCCAGATGGCTGTTCCACCGTGACGGGATCAAGCAGATCGCCAAACTACAGGACGACGAAGGCCGCTATCTGTGGGCCGAGTCGATCCGCGTGGGCGAACCCGATACTCTGATGGGCCTTCCCATCTTCGCGAGCGAGTACGCTCCCAACACCTTCGCCACGGGTCAGTATGTTGGCATCCTGGGTGACTTCTCTTATTACTGGATCGCCGAGGCGTCGAACTTCGAGATCCAGCGGTTGGACGAGTTGTACGCCGCCACCAACCAGGTCGGCTATATCGGCCGCATGGAACTGGACGGCATGCCCGTGCTCGAAGAAGCCTTCGTGCGCGTGAAACTTGCATAAAGGAGACTCGAAATGACTATCGACCTTCACAACAACATCAAATTGAGCAGGGCGATTTCGCCCGTTGCCGCTGGCACCGACAATACCCCCTATGTGTCTGAAATTCTGGACACCGCCAATTTTGCAGCCAATGAGTTGGCCATCGCGATTGGTGCCAACACCGACGTGGATGCGACCTTCACCGTCCTGCTTGAAGAGGGCGACAATTCCGCCCTGAGCGACAATTCCGCCGTGGCGGATGCCGACCTGCTCGGCACCGAGGCGCTGGCAAGCTGGACTTTTGCCGACGACAACGAGACCCGCAAGCTCGGATACATCGGTAAGAAGCGTTACATCCGCGCGACCGTCACCCCCGCCAACAATGCCGCAGGCAATATCTACATGGCCGCGTTGTGGATTCAGGCGGGCGCGCGCAAGGCGCCGCAGGCGTAAGCCTACCCAACCCCTATCCCCTCCCCCACAAGGGATGAGATAGGGGTGAAGGAGCAATAACATGCCAAAACAAGCTGTAGCTTTCGACATCGAAAAGTATCTGGTGTTGACGGGTATCCCGCGCGGGCCGAAGAGCAAGATCTACTTCGTGGACCCCGTGAATGGCTCGGATAGCAACCCAGGCACTTCGTTTCAATCCCCACTGTTGACCGTCTCTGCGGCCTTCGCTCTATGCGTTGGAGACCAGCACGACACGGTGGTGATGCTTTCAGGTGACACGGCCGATAATCCGTCGACCGCCATCAACTGGAACAAGGATTATACCCATCTGATCGGGCTTTCGAGTGACCTGCCTGGACTTGGTCAGCGCTGCCGTATTGTGGGCACAGCGGGCAACGACCTAACGCAGGTGGTCACGTTCGCGGGCAACGGCTGCATCGTGAAGAACATCCAGTTCTTCAACGGCGCGGATGCGGACGCCGACAGCGGTGCGGTGGTGATCACAGGCGACCGCATTCACTTCAAGAACTGCATGTTCGCTGGGATGGGTCATGCAACGCCTGCGGCACGGGCTGGAAGTTGGTCTGCCAAGCTGACAGGCGCGGCCGAGAATTACTTCGAGGACTGCACCTTCGGTCTGGACACAATCCTACGAGCGGCGGCTAATGCCGAACTGGTAATGGCCAGCAGCTCGAAGAACACGTTCCGCCGATGCAAGTTCATGTCCTACAGTGAGACGGCGGGCAAGTTCCTGGTCTCACTGGACAACTCAGCGGCTGGCCTGAATACGTGGGAAGACTGCCTGTTCTACAGTCAATCTGTGAACTGGGCGGCCCCCATCGACAACGCCTTCACGATCATCGGTTCGGGCGCGACCTATTATATCGACCTGTGCCGCTGTCGCCTGGTGGGCGTGGACGGCTGGTCGGACGTTGTGACGCGCATGTATACGAGCGACCCACTGCCGCACGCGAGCGCGGGCGTTCCAACCAACCCGACGACCTGATTCCCCATCCCCTTCCCCATCGCGGGGAAGGGGAACGAGGTGAACAATGGCACTCAAACGACATACCGTCTCAGTTACGACCGCCGCAGATGGAAGTGCGACCGCATACAGCCCCGTGTTGAGCGGACGCCTATCACAGATCCGCTATGTAAAAACGGACTTCGCCGACGGCGTGGACTTCACCATCACAGCCGAAGCCACAGGCGAAACGCTATGGTCTGAAGAGAACGTCAACGCTTCGGCCACGCGCGCGCCGCGTCAGGCCACGCATAGCACGGCAGGCGCGGCGGCCTTGTATGCCGCGGCTGGCCAGGCGGTGCTGGACAAGATCGTGCTGGCCGCCGACCGCGTAAAGATCGTGATCGCCAGCGGTGGCGATACGAAGACGGGCACGTTCCACGTTGTGGTGGAGTGACCAGAAGAAGGAGATCCGATGAAGATCAAAATGCGCACGACTGCGTCTGGACCTGCTGGCGTTTTCGAAGAAGGCAAAGTCTACGATGTGGAAGACCCACTGGGTAATGCCTTTGTAGGCGGCGGCTATGCAGAATGGGTAGAGATGAAATCCGAAGCCCCTCCCGAAACTGTCGAAGAGGCGCCCGCTGAAGTCGAGACTGCGGAAGCCGCGGCGTCCCTGACGGCCGAGAAGGCTCTAGGGAAGGGTGCGCGGCGCAAATCCAAATAAGGAATCCCGCGCGGCGACGCGCGTGAGACCAGTCCCCTGCCCGCACCTTCCGCGGGCAGGGGAACAAGGTGAACAATGGCGAACGTTCAAGTTTTTTGCACACTGGCTGAACTCGAAGATGATCTCGACTTGCACGGCACGGTCAAAGAGTCTGTGCTGATGGCGAAGATTCTGTCCGCCAACGACTTTGTGCAAATGGATATCGGCCAGTTCCTGCCCGTCACCGAGACGCGCAAACTGAACGGGCTGGGACGGACGCGGCTGTTCATCCCGCTGCTGTTGAGTGCATCGCCCACGATCATCAACGACGGGACGACTCTCGCCAGCACCGATTACATCCTAAACCCCAACGGACGCCACTGGGACGACGGGCCGTTTTCGTGGCTCGAAGTGGACCCCGACGCGGCCAACCTGGGCGAATGGGTGGACGAGGAAGAGGGCGTGGAGATCACGGGCAAGTTCGGCCTGTACGACCGCAGCGAGGATACGGGCGCGGATGTGGACGATACCACCCAGCAATCCGATTCACAGACCACGCTCAAGGTCACGGACGGTTCGAAGGTTTCGCCAGGCACGGACCTGTTGATCGGCACGGAACAGGAATATATCGAGAGCACTGGCAGTCCCACCACGAGCGTGACGACCCTTGCCGCCGACCTGGCCGCCAACGCCACACAGGCCACCGTCGCCGACGGGACGAAGGTCAAGGTGGGCGAGATCATCCGCTGTGGTCTAGAACAGATGAAAGTCCTGGACATCAGCGGCAACCTGCTCGACCTGGCGCGCGCCTGGAACCGCACCAAGGACGTGGCGCATTCCAGCGCCGCGGCCATTGACGTGTACCGTACTTTCAATGTGAAGCGTAGCGTCAACGGGACGACCGCCGCCGCCCACCTAAACGGTGTCAGCATTTATCGACAGATGGCCCCGCACGTCATCAACCAGTTGGCGCGCTTGATCGCAGGCAAGATGCTCAAGTACGCACAGAGCGGTTACGCAGGCAAACTGGGCGACGAGCAGACGGGCACGGTTACATACAACTATCTCATCCCACAGGCGGATCTCGAAAAAATCCGTGCTTTGTACCGCATTCCCAAGGCAGGTTGACGTGATCAAGGTACAAGTCCAGGCTGTAAATTTCGACCGACAGGTGGCCCTGCTCAAGGAGTTCCCGAAGATTGCCGACCGCGCCTTCCGTCCCGCCATGAAAGCCTCGGTGTCTGGCTTCGGCGGTCTGGTCGAACCGAACATCCCCACCCTGACGGGCGCGGCGCGCGCCGCGTACGGCACATGGGTGACAGGCCGCGGTATGAACCTGACGGGCCGCGTGGGCTGGAAGCCCGCCAATTATCCCTGGTACATCAACGTGGTCGAGTACGGCGCGAGTGCGCACGAGATGGATACATACGTGCCGCGTCTGGGAGTGCGCATCAAGACCCATCCTGGTTTCGGTGAGCGCGCCTTCCTACGCACGGGCTACGAAGCCTTCCGACCCGTATCCGAGTCTTTATTCGCGGCGGCTGGCGACGTGGCCGTCAATGCTTTGCAGGTGAATTGATGGCTGCCTCTGCCGAGACCTTCATCGACAAGATCGCGGATCTCTTCAAGATTTCCGACGGTGAGACGGGCACGATCCGTTCGTTCCATGTCTTCGACCGCAACGAGATGCCCGCCGCGATGGCGGCCGACATGGCGCCCTGCGTCATCCACTACATCACGAACTGCCAGCCCGAATACAGTGAGGGCGGCCCCACGATTTTCTTTTGGGACGGCCAGAGCGAGTGGCATTTGACGAAGGACGTGAAGCCCTCCAATGTGCGCATCATCCTGCCATTTTACGGGCGCATTTTGGCGAAAGCCATGAGCGACATGCAATTATCTGGCACGGTCAATTCTTTTGTAATTCCGCCTGAAGAAGGTGCGATGAGCTTTGTCACATTCCGAAACGTTGAAGGACGCGACGATCATCAGGGCATCGTTGTGAAGTGGAAAGTCAAGCAGGATGTCACAGGTCAATACACGGTAAGCAGGTGAAAGGAGCAGCAATGACAAAAAAACTGACAGGCATTTACGTCTACTGCGGAGACGGGGCTGGCGTGGCTGGTCTCGCCCACCGCGTGGACGCGGACGAATTGGACGCCGACCAGTTGGAAATCCTGGCGGCGGCCGTTGAAAACGGCAACTACAAGGCCGAAGGCACCGCCCGCAAATCGAGCGCGTCGCCCAAGGCCAGCGAGGAGGCCTAACCAATGGGCGAAAGAATGTTCTCCCGAGTACAGTACGGCAAGGAGTCACCGTCCGCTAAAGGCACGGCCGTGGCCGCGACCCGCTACTTCCTGGGCCAGAGCCAGCAGATCGCTCCCGACCGAAAACCCACCTATCCCGTCGAACAATTCGGCGTACGCGCCGAATCGCTGCGCAGCGTCGTGCATCAATACCTGTTCAACGGGTCCCTGCAATCCGAGCATGGATACTTCCAGGCGCTGCCGATGATTTTCAGCGGCGGACTCAAAGGTGGTCTCTCGCCATCTGAAGTCACACCTGCCCAGGGCGATTATCTCTGGACGCACACGCCTTCGATGACCGCCATCGATGCAGTGGACGCGTTCACCATCGAGATGGGCGACGATACGCAGGCGTACGAAGCCGAGTTCTGCGAATTCGAGCGCATCAAAATCAGCGGACAGGTGGCGCAGGCGGCGGAGGCCAGTCCCGTGAATATCGCCGCCGATTTCTATGGCAGGCAGTTGACGGCCACCACCTTCACGGGTGCCATCTCTTTGCCAACCGTCGAGCCGATGAACGCCAAACTGGCACGCCTCTACGTCGACACGGCCTGGGCTGGCATCGGCGGCACCGAGAAGGCGGGCATCCTGCGCGCCTTCGATATCGAGATCATCACAGGCCGTCATCCGAAGTTTCACGGCTCAGCCAACAAATATTTCAGCGGGAGCGAAGGCGGGCCCATCGGTGTGATGGCGAACTTCACCCTGGAGGGCAATTCCGATGCGGACGCCGCTTGGGATACCTTCATGGCCAACACGTTCGCAGCCGTGCGCCTGCAGATCAACGGCTCGGTGATTGGTTCGGGCACGCCCCATTCGCTGAAGATCGACATCGGCGGCACGTGGGAATCGGTCGTTCCGCTGGGCGGCGAGGACAAAGGCAACAACCTGCACACCGCCACCCTGCACGGCTTCTACGAAGCCACAGGCGCAAAGATGCTGCAGGTGGCCGTCGTCACCAACCAGGCCACGGTGTAAGGCATGAAGATCGAGATTCCGAAGATCGTGCGTCCGCTCGACCTGGGCGAATACGACGAGGCCCTGCGCGGCCAGCGCGTCTACGTGTGGGTCAACCCCACGCGCGAAGTCATGCGCGCCTATGCCCGCCTTCGGGACGAGGGCAAAGACGAGCAAGCCGACCAGATCAAACTGGACGAGCAATTGCGCGACTGGTTTGCAAAACTCTGGAGCCATGGGCCAGCCGACACAAGCTGGACGGCGGACGAGCTGCTCGAGATCGCAGAGACCGACCCCGCTTTTGCTGGATGGCTCATCCTGCAGACCTGGCAGATGATCGGCTCGCACAGCGCGCACCAAAAAAAAGCCTGACGGATGCCCTGCTCGAAGTGGCCCGCACGGGGGCGACGGGGCATCCACAAATCCAGGCGGTCTGGCTGGCGCACATCGTGAACCGCTATTGCGGCGGCGCGGTGATCTCGCCCTTCGAAGTGGACCAGTTATCCGACGACTGGATCGAGGTTTTTATCGGGCTGGCCGACGACCTACCGAAGATGCAGACCGCACAGAAGCAGGCCGACCAGAAATTTGTCGAGTTTCGCAGTCGAATGAAATACCGCAGTTACCTAAACTAATCCTATGGCTCAATCCGTTCTCTCGATCATCATCAAGACCCTGAAACAGGGCAACGCGGACAAGGACACCGTCCGCGGCCTGATCGATTTGCGCACCACCCTGACGCAAGCAGGGGTGGTGGCAGGTGCGGCCGCGGCTGCATTCTACGCGGTGGACAAGGCTTTGGAAGCCACAGTGGGAACCTTTATGGCGTTGGCCGAAAACGTGCGGACCACTGCGTCCTCAATAGGTGTGAGTGCGGAACAGGCGTCCGTCCTAATTCAGGTGATGGACGATCTGACGGTTTCCAGCGAAGACCTGGACAAAGCCGTCGCCAAAAACGGCAAGACCTACGATTATAGTCTGCAAGGCCTGGCGTCCATGTCGGATGCTTATCTGCAACTGGGCACGGCGCAGGAGCAGGCCGCTTTCATGCAGGAGCACTTTGGCAAGAACTGGTTGAACTGGCAACGCGCCATGCAAACGGGCGGCGAGAAATTAATTGCAATGGGAGAGGGGGTGGCGCAGGGTTTGATTTTGGATGAAAAAGACCTGGCATCCGCCGAGGTCTATCGGCTGGGACTGGATCAGGTCAGCGATTCGGTGGAAGCGTTCAAAACACAAATCGGGGCTGGATTTGTGGGGGCTCTGACTGGCTCCACATCGGAAATCCAGGCCAATACCAGTGCGATTTTCGAGCAGGCACACGGATACACTTACACTGCAAATAAGATGTGGCAGATGACCGATGCAGAGAAGGCTGCCTGGGCTGAAGCGGAACGCATGGCCGAGGAACAATATGTGCTCGAGCACGGGCTGGGAGCGACAGCGGATGCGCTTGGAACAAATCAGGAAGCATGGAGTGAGTGGGGCACGAGCCTTGAAGACGCGCAAAAAGGATTTGCGGGGTTCTTCGACTTGACCATGCAAATGCAGGGCGTGGAAGATAAACTCTCCGAAGGGCTGGCAGACATCGCGGATCAGCGAAGAGACATTTGGGGGCAGATGGCAGAGGTCGAGTTCGGATCGGCTGAATATGACGTACTACGCGGCAAGCTGGACGACATCGCCGTAGCCGAAATCAAGATGCGCGATGAGAGTACCAGGTCTTCGCAGGTGATCGTTTTTAATTTACTTGCCCAGCAACTGGCCGCCCAGGGAGACTTTGCGTCCATCCTGACCATCGGCGAGGCTTGGAGCATTATTACGCCGAACGTCGCGGCACAATCTCGGAAGATCTGGACAGCCCTGCAGGGCCCCGCCGCGACAGCGGCGCAATTACAGACCGAGCTCGAACAGATCATATCCATGCCGAGCAATAAGACTTTCACATTCATCATCCGCATAATCGGCGGAGGTGCGGTTGGAGATTTCGACGTGGGAAGCGGCTCGTCAACCAATGCGCCGCTATGTTTTATCGAGGGGACTCCCATTACCCTGCCTGATGGCGGAATAAAACACATCGAGAAAATGCAGGTCGGAGAAATGGTTTTATCGCGGGACACGGAAGGCGGCGTGAACTTTTCCGCGCCCATCGAAAAAGTATTCAAACATATCGCCCCATCCTATCTACTCATCAACGGCTTCATCGGCGTGACACACGAGCATCCTTTGTTTGTGGCTGGCAACTGGAAACTGGCGCAGGATGTGCAGATCGGCGACGTGCTGATGAACGAGGACGGGCATCCCATCCTTGTGAAATCTATTGAGGAAGTCCAGAAAGAGACCACCGTCTACAACCTGGAAGTGGGACACGAATCTCATAATTATTTCGCATGGGGGGTGTTGGCACATAATAAATATGCCGCGGGCGGTCAGTTGAGCGGCGATGTGGCGATGGTCGGTGAGGAAGGCTACGAGCTGGCCGTCCGTGACGGCAGCCGCTGGATGATTATCCCGCATGACGCATCCGCATGGATGCTCAAGGCGGGCATCGTGCCTGGCAAGGGACTGGCGGAGGGCGGGCCGTTGGGAACCGTACCGTCCAAATTGGATCCGCGCCCCAAACGCAGAAAGCCGCGCATTCCAGGCGATACGACGACTTCTGATTCTGAATTATCTTCGGAAGTGATCACTGTCACGTCCAACCTAACCGAGGAAGTGACCAGCCTGAACCGCGTGGCGGCGCAGGCATCCGCATCACAGACGCAGGCCATCGTGGACAGCAATAACGCCGTGGTGGCGGAGGTGTCCGCGCTCAGGCAGGACATTCAGTCCTTCAACGCCAGCCAGGCCACGCGCCTGAGCGCTGCCTTGCAGGAGGTCTTCGGATGACCCACGCGCTGAGCATCGCGGAGACCAATGTTCTGATCGGCGGCCGCAATCTCGGAAAGGACGTTCCGAATATCAATATCTCGCGGCTGTACGAAAGCGAGATGGAACGCGTCTGGCTGAATGTTAATTGCCCGCTGCCTGTGTCAAAGGGCGCGAAGTTCGAGACGAAGGGCAAAAAACGCCTGCTCACGCTGGGACACGAGCGGCACGTTTACTATCCGATCCCTGGCGGATTGGAATATGAGATCTGGTTTGCAGACCGCCCTGCCAAGAATACTGTCTCGCTCGACCTGCTGTTTCCTGCTGGTCTCGATTTTCACTTCCAGCCGCCCCTGACCGATGCAGAGATTCGGGAAGGCCACGTCCGTCCTGAAAATGTAGTCGGGTCTTATGCGGTGTATTGGAAAGAATCTGGTCATCTGATAGACCAGGACAAAAAGACCATCGTCAATTATCAGGCGGGAAAATTCTGTCATATCTACCGACCCCTTGCTCGGGACGCGGCTGGCAAGACAGTCTGGTGCGACCTGCAAATCGAGGGTGGCAAGATGCGTATCGTCCTGCCGTCCGCGTGGCTGAAGAAGGCTCTCTATCCAGTCGTGCTCGACCCGACGTTCGGGTATGAAACAATCGCGGGGACGACCATCGCCATTCCGACCGACATCATGAACGCTTCTGGCGCGGGAACACCCGCCAGCAGCGGCACGACCGACAGCCTGACCTGGTACTCGTCAGCCGCTGGGACGGTCAGCGTCAAGGTCGGTCTGTACAACGATTCCACTGGGCCGACATCTCCAGTCAGCGGCAGTCCAATCGAGAACGCCAGCGTGGCGTCCTGGACGGCGGCCTGGAAAACGTTTGCCATGTCTGGTCTCAGCGTGGTCGGTGGAAGCCTGTACTGGCCGACCGTGGTGCACAATGCGACCATTACGTATTACTACGACACCCTGGGTGGGACGAACCGCTATCGGCGGGAGCCGCAGACCTATGCCAGCGCCTGGCCGAATCCGTTTGGGTCCACTTCGTCGAGCAGTGCGAAATATTCCATATATGTGACTTACACCGCCGCGGGCGGGTTGTCCATTCCCGTTTTGATGAACCAATACAGGCAGAGATGGAGTTGACATGCGCTTTCTAAAAACAAACACAGCAACACGCGTGACGGTTGGGCCGTTCTTCGATAAAACCGACGGCGTAACCCCCGAAGTGGCATTGACCGTTACCAGCTGCAAACTCACGTTCATGGTGGATACTGGCGGCGTGCCGACGCTCGTACTCGACACCAACCCGACCGCCTCAGGCGGGGCTAACGACATGGTGCATGTCGCAGGCGACGATGCGGGCTTTTACGATCTCGAGCTGGCTGCTGCAAATGTAAATTACGTCGGTCGCGCCATGCTGGCTCTCACCGACGCGGCGACGCATTGCCCCGTCTTTCATGAATTTATGATCCTGCCCGCCAACGCGTATGACTCGCTCGTGGGTGGAAGCGACGCTCTGCAGGTGGACACAATTCAAGTGGGCGGCACGACACAAACGGCACGGGACATCGGGGCGAGTGTCCTGCTTTCGAGCGGTTCGGGTGCTGGACAACTCGATTTCACCAGCGGCGTGGTCAAGGCCAACCTGATTCAAATTCTCGGGACTGTACTCACAGAGACGGCTGGGCAGATTGCTGCGGCATTCAAACAGTTTTTTGACGTGGCCAGCCCGACGGGAACCATGAAAGCCATCACGAATGTCGTCACAGCCACCAACCTGACCAACGCCCCGACGGCAGGCGACCTGACTGCTGCGATGAAAACCAGCGTCAACACCGAAGTGGTGGATGCGCTCAACGTGGATACCTACGCCGAGCCTGGGCAGGGAGCTCCGCCCGCAACGGCCACGCTGGCGGCCAAGATCAATTACATATTCAAAGCCTGGCGCAATAAAAAGACACAGACCAGCACGCAGTTCTCCTTGTTCAACGACGATGCCGCCACTGTGGATCAAAAAGCCACAATCAGCGACGACACCGTCACCACCACCTTCGGTGAAGTGGTTACAGGACCCTAAAAGATGGCACTGGACACCAAACAAAAACGCGGCTCGGCCATTTGCCTGTCGCTTCCTCACCGCCAATGGCTGGCTGAACCAGACGGCACGCTGTCCAGCACCGACAGGATGTCTCTCTTGAAATATTGTTCAGCGGTTGCGCCTGCCGCGCCTGGCGGAGCCGTGGACGATTTCTCCACTCGATTGCTATTCCTTCCCAACCCACTGATCGGGATGCTCCAGATAAAAGGCGGCTGAAATGGCTGACTACCCACCAAAAAAGAACGCGGCTTTTACCTTCTACGTCTCGCTGATTTCACAGGCGGACACCAAGATCGCACAGGCCAACCCGACCCTGGCGGCGGGTGACGTGAAGGTGGCCATCGATGACGGTGCGCCCGCCAATCTGGGCACCCTGCCTGTGGCGGATGCGGATTTCACGAAGCGCGTCAAGGTGGTTCTGACGGCGGGTGAGATGAACGGCGATAACATCTCGATCATTTTCAGCGACGCGGCGGGGGCGGAATGGTGCGACCTGATGGTCAACATCCAGACCGCCACGCGGCAGTTGACCGACCTGGCCTATCCTGCCACCAGCGGGCGCAGTATGGTCGTGGATGCGGCGGGACTGGTGGACGCCAACACGGTCAAAGTCGGACCCACTGGATCGGGTACGGCTCAAACCGCGGGCGACATCCCCGCCCGCCTGCCTGCGGCGCTGGTCTCTGGCAGGATGGACGCCAGCCTGGGTGCGGTCGCGGCGGGTGTGGACCTGTCTGCCACCATGAAGGCCAGCGTCAACGCCGAAGTGGTGGATGCGCTCAACGTGGATACCTACGCCGAGCCTTCGGGCGCTCCGCCTGCCACGGCTTCGCTGGTGCGAAAGATCGGCCAGATTTACATGACCCTGCGTAATAAATTCACATCCACAGCCAGCGCCAAGACCTTCTTCGACGACGGTGGCGCATCCGAATGGACGAAGGCACTGTCCGATAACGGCACCACCTACACGGAAGATGAGGGCGTGTAATGGCAATCGACACGGCCGAGAAACGCAGGAGTATTTCTGGACTGCCCTTTCTGACGCCAGGCGTCACTCCCAACGCGGGAAAAGACCAGGAGTGGCGGCAGGAGGCGGGCTGGGGATATTCTGGCATCCTGGTTGCCGCGCTCTTCGGCTGGTCGTGGGCCATCGAAGCCTATCTCGGTGGCTCCTGGGTGAACATCAGCGAGGACGTGATGAACGAGCGTCCGATCAAGGCCAAACGCGGCATGGCGGGTGTCAACGTTACCGACCGCGTGGCTGCGCCTGGTGATTTATCGTTCACGCTGGACAACTCGCGCGCCAACTCGGGCGGGCTGTTGGGCTATTACAGTCCCGACCATGCCAGCCTGCGATCTGGTTTCGTGCTGGACGCGCTGGTGCGATTGAAGATTACCAGCGGATCAACGACGCGCTACGTCTTCCGCGGCTGGATCTCGACCATTTTTCCGACGGCGGGACAGTTCCGCGACCGCCTGACCTTCGTCCAGGCGTTGGACTACATGCACAAGCTCAACCTGGCGCGGCTTTCCCGCATCATGGCGCAGGAAAACCAGCGCTCGGATCAGATCGTGAATACACTCATCACGAGTGCTCCGACTGCGCCGCAGAATACAAGTTATGCGACCGATAACTTCGCTTTCACTTACGCACTGCATTCTGAGAAAGATGAGAAGACCACCACCCTGGCGGCCCTGAGCAAGGTCTGCAAGTCCGCGCTGGGCTATGTTTTCATCAAAGGCAACACCACGGACGGTGAGACGCTGGTCTACCAGTACCGTCACTCACGCGCAGGCGGTGCGTCATTGGCTGCGCTGACCAACACCATGAGCGGATTGAAGGTCTCGCGCAGTTCCGACACGCGCCGCAATAAAGTGGTGGGCGCGGTCTACCCCGTCACACTGGATGATGCCGCCACAACCGTGCTGTGCTCGCTGGGCAACGAGATGGAAATATTCTCAGGCGCGGCTAATGCGCGCACCTTCACCCTGCGCGTGACCGATCCGAACGGGGGCGGCAGGCGCATTAGCGGGAAGGAATTCGTCACACCTTTGGTGGCGGATACGCATTATAAAATGTCGTCCATAACCAACGACAACGGCAATGACCTGAATGCCTACTTGAGCATCACGCTGGTATTGGGCGCGAACTCGGTGGAAGTCACCCTCGAGAACACGGGCTCAGCGAAGGGCTACGTCAATAAACTCGAAATTGTGGGCAGGGGCATCTATACAGATTATCCCATCGAGATCGTGGTGGAAAGCGGCGCGGGTGACAAGGAATTTTCGTTCGATCTGCCATACCAGGATAATTATTATCGCGGCGTTGATTTCATCACCGCTGTGCATAAATTTGTGAGCGCCAACGTCTCAGACGTGGACTCGCTGTGGTTCTATGCAGATTTCGACACCACGCTGATGGGCTATGCCCTGGCACTCGACATCGGCGACCGCATCACCTTGACCGAGACGGCCACCGGCCTTTCGCAGGAATATTTCATCAACTGGGTCGAATTCACCATCGAGCGCGGTATGTTGAAAGTGGCCTGGGGTGTGGTCTCAACGGGCATCACACAGTTTTTCACGCTGGATCATGCCACATATGGTGAGTTGAACAATACGACCTACCTGCTGGCATATTAGCGGAGCGCAGATGAAGAAGATCAAAGTGAACACCTACCTGAACCACGGACGCTGGCTGATGAACTGCCCGAAATGCCGACAGCCGCTACGGGTGATCAACGAGGAAGAGATGTACTGCCCCGTTTGCTGGCCTGGTGTTCTGGCGAAAGCGATGGCACCGCTGGCAGACGGGACTTTCCGCCCCGTGCCAGACCTGGAACTGGTCACGCAGGCCAAGGGTCAGGCCGCCGCGGCGGGCGAATGTTACCTGCCCGTTTTCCCAAAGGAACGGCTCGAAATCGAGCGCCTGACGCGCCTCCGACCGCTGGAATGGTTCAACTGGACCCATGAGACGGTGAAGGATTTGAGGGCCGAGAATATTACGCTCGGCATCAAGGAGTCATAATGGCCTGGTCTCGTCACGTTTATGCCGCCTATGATGTTTTGACGGCCGCCGATCTTAATAGCAATATGGCTGTACTCGATAGTTCAATCTACGCGTTGGCCACGGCGGCTAACAATGGATACGCGGGCTTTTCGAACGGCTTGAACTCGGTGGCGCTGTATCCCGCCACGCGGCACCTGGGTGTAATCGGGCGCGGTTCCGAAGTGGCGAACACAACCACTGAGACCGATCTGTTCACGGCGGTGAGCGTCCCTGCCAACCTGCTCTCCACCGACCAGGCGCTGGTGATTGATTTTCTCGCGCAGGTTTGGAACAGCACTGGCGGCAACAAAAATCTAGCGATCGCTGTTTATTATGGTGCGGGGACGGGGACGGTTTACACCTACGTCATTGGGACAGGCTCGTATTGGCAGATCGTATGGGGAAAAATATACATTGTAGCCAACGGAGCCACCAACGCACAGTATGCCTATGGCGTATCGTTCAAGGGCACCGATCAGGGTTCGGCCAGTGCAGGTATTACTGCCGATCTGACGATGGCCATCGATTCGACCGCGATCCAAACCACGAAGATCACGTTTGCAATGGCCACACCAGCCAGCGCAAATTTCAAATTCCGCCGACTGCACTCGATGGTCAGTCTATTGAGGAGTTCATAACATGAAACGCATATACTTACTGGTTCTCGTTTTCTTGGCGGCGTGTGCGCCAACTGCGCCTGCCATACTCGTCTCTGGCGTGACGTGTGCCAACTTCGCAAGCGCGGTCAATGCGGCCGCGCCTGGGGATACCATGCAACTGGTAGATAATTTACAGTGTAATCTCAACGTTGTACTGACCGCCAAAGGCACGCCGTCCGCCCCGATCATCATTGACGGCAACGGCTCATCAAATAACGGACTGATCGCACTGAATGGGGCGGCGTGGCTAGTATTCCGTAACTGGAACACCAAAGACGCGAGCGGAGACACATTCCATCTATATAATGGCTCGCATCACATCGAATTCACTGGCAACAAGATGGATTTTGCCCTGCACGCAATCCTGGTCAACAACTACGCCGCCTATGTGTGGATACATGATAACGAGTTCACGCAATCCGCCATCGCGGGCAAGACGTGGACTGAACTGAAAGGCAGTGGCTATGATGGGAGTATCCTATATGGATCATCCTATGGCGGCGGCTCGTATTACGTCCACAATAATTACATCCGTGACGTATTCAATGCGTTCACAATCACGGATGATAGTGTGAACGCGCAGTGGTCGAACGCCAATCTGTACTATTACGATAACCTTATTGTCAACGTGGTGGATGACGTGCTGGAGGACGAGGGCGACGGTTATAACGTCCATTTTCATGACAATGTGCTTATCGAAACACACCGCACTGCATCATTCACAAACGACACGGCTTATGGCAATGGGTTTGTGTACGGGAATACGCAATACGTGACGACAGACCCGACAGGCGAATCCAGCCGCGTTAATTCCATGCTAAAAATCGACAACCCGCATTGGCAGAATGTTTGGGTGTTCAATAACACGGTCTACGCACGGCACGCGCAATACTACGTGATGGATTTCCTGTCGTCCCCCATCCAGAACTTCCGTTTCTTGAACAATGTGGCCGATACGAATAACCGCGTGGCGCGCAAAGTACCGACCTTCAACGCGGGGGCAATCTTCGACTTTACCGTTTCCGCCGCCGCGCTGGGCTACACCGAATCTCACGGGCTGGTTGCAAATCCCTTACTAGCGTCTGACTTGTCTCTGACAAGTAACTCGCCAGCCAAGGGGCGGGCGACCGAAGTTCGCATACCAGGCGGATTCTTTGTGGATGAGTTGGTCGTCCCTGCTGGCGCGGACGCGGGCGCGTTCGTATCCTTCCCCGCCGCTGGCTGGATAAATACCAACCCGCCATCGCAAATCGCTGTAAGAGTCGCGGGCTGGCCTGGTATTCCAGCGCCCGTGCCAGTGACTCCGACGCGGACTCCGACCACGGACGGCGGACCACAGACGGCAACGGCTACCGCGACCAGGACGGTCACAGTGACCGCCGCTTCGTCTACGCCTTCGTCTACGCCTTCGGCTACGCTCTCCCCTACGGGGACGATGAGCGCGACGCCGACGCCGACAGCGACCACGGATGGCGGACCACAGACCACAGTGCTGTTCGTGACCAATCTGAACGACGAAGGCGCTGGAAGCCTGCGCGCTTGTGTGGAGGCTACTGGCGCGCGTTATTGCCTATTCAGGGTGGGAGGGACGATTTCCCTATCCCGCCCATTGACCATCTCGAACGGGAACATCCGCATTGCAGGACAGACCGCGCCTGGCGGAGGGATTACGATAAAGGGCGAGATCATCGTCAAGGCGAGCAACGTGGTGATCGAGTATTTGTCGATCCGCCCTGCCCCATCGGGAAACAGTCACGCCATTCAGATTACGTGCAATGGCTGCCCGTTGAGTAATATCGTTGTGCGGCACGTGTCTGGATCGTGGGGGGTGGATTCAGTGATGGAGACGTGGTATCGGGTGGTGGATACGACCTTCGAGTGGAACATCATTTCGGAAGGGTTGAATTGCAGTGTGCATCCGAAGGGGTGTCATAGCAAGGGTCTCATGGCTGGAGGCTATTGGTACAGCGAGTCTAGTTCTGCGGTGCCTGGGAGCGAGCGCATTGTGATCAGCCATAACTTGATTGCCCACAATGAGGAGAGGTCGCCGCTGGTGAAGACAGCGGGGCTGACCACGGTGGTCAATAACGTGATCTACAATCCACGCTGGGAGTTCACGCACGTGGATATGGAAGAGCAGGTCCGCGTGGTGCAGGCCGACTACGTGGGGAACTACTTCAAAGCAGGCCCCAACACGGGAAGCGGTGAATGTGCGATTTCGGTGGCGAATATTGGGCCGCTGGGAGCGGAGATCTATCAAAGTGGAAATCAGTATGCGGGGACGATGGTGTGCTCGAATGCCACACGCTATCTTGTGAGCGCGCCGCACAGTGCGATCCGGTTTGAATCCGCACAGGCGGCTTACGATGCAGTGCTGGCGGATGCAGGCAATTCACGCGGCTTGGCTTGCTCTGGCTCGTGGATTGGCAGACGCGATGCAATCGATGCGCGGGTAGTAAGTGACGTGAGAAATGGGACGGGTTCGATCATCGACGCTCCTTCCGAGGTGGGCGGCTGGGTGACGATTCCCAACGGGACGCCATGCCCCGACAGTAACAATGATGGTGTGCCAGACGGATATGCAGGAACGCTCGATCAATATCTGGCGGGCGGCGCGGTGATTACACCTGTCCCTGTGACGCCCAGCCAGACCGCGACACCGACGACGGACGGCGGATCACCGACCGCCACAGCTACTGCAACGAGGACGGCAACGCGGACTCCGACTGTGACGCCGAGCAGGACATCCACGCCGACGGCGACATTTACCCCCTCACGAACCCCGACCATCATTCCGTCGCGGACGCCGACGGCAACGTTGACCGTCACGGTCACGCCGACTTGGACGGCAACGCCGAGCCAGACATGGCCATTCACGGTCTGTATCGACCTACATCCGTTCGGGATCGATGGATGGTTGTGTAGGTAGTAATGCCAGCCTACAATCTGAAACAGCCTGTGGTCGTGGATGTATACGAAGGCGAAGCGCCCGTGCGTTGGGAGCCAGTCTATCGCGCCATCTTGAAGGCGTCGGGAAAATTCAGCGACGGGTATCGGCGGCAGGATTATCAGGTGGAGAATTACGCGGCGCAATGCCGCGCACTGGAGATCAAGATCGGGTTGTATCATTTCCTGCTTCCGAACAATATCGCAGAGCAGGCCGAATTATTCCTGAGTGTGTGGAAGAAGTTGGGCGGGGCCGACATGCCGCCCATTGCGGACGTGGAATGCGATCCTGGCATCTGGAACGTGGGTCACGCGGCCTGGGCGGGACAGGTCCGCACGTTCCTTGACCTGCTCGAGTTGGGTACGGGTGACAAACCGATCGTTTATACAAGTGAAAAGTATTGGTATTACACCACAGTCGATGACAAGGCGCAAACATGGACGGATGAGTATCCGCTGTGGGTGGCGCAATATCCATATTCGCAATACGTGGATGTGAACGATGCCCCCGCCAAACTTCCGCAAGGTTGGACAAAGTGGGCGCTATGGCAATACGCTGACGATGGCAGGACGCAGGGATATTTCGCCAATGACTTCAATACCGTTGCAGACTGGTACAAGCCCATACTGGACCAGTTCCAATCCATTCCCCCAATAGGAGGAGACGTGAACGCTTACAAGATCACCCCGATTTACACCAACGGCTCGGCCATCCGACCCGCACCGAACACCAACAACACCAAGATCGGCACACTGTCCTATGGTAAATATGCCAGCGGGAATGAAGTCTTTGGCGATGGGACGCAGGAGCAGTGGCTGCACATTCTCGAAGCCGACGGCAACCCCATCGATGGCTGGATCGCCGCCAAACATGCAGGCAAGGCTTACGCCACGTTGACACAGGTGAGCGTCCCACCGACAGAGCCGCCCGCGGAGACGCCGACGGTCACGGTCACACTGAACGTGGACGGCGCGACGTGGGAAGCGGTCGACGTGCCGCTGGTGAAGAAAATCTAGCACTATGTTTCCATATTCTTACTCTTTCGTATCTCCGCCCTGTAGAGACAACCATCACGTGTTTATCTGGTCATCTACCTATGCGGATTTAGAGCCCCCAGAAGGCTTGGTTTGTGCGTGTGGAGCCGTGCAATTAACATCGGCGCGCTTCTGCACTTGCCCAGGCAGACCCACTAGAAATTATGTGCGCGGCTCAGAATGTAATATATGCACATTGCCCCGCCAGTAAATGTTAGATATGAACCTATCCGTCTCGATCCGCATGAAGCCAGCCGACAGCCAACCCGCGCTCTATTATGTGAAGCACGATTACGAGTTAGGCGGGGTACGTGCGTCCGCGCCCACGCCCGAAGTGTTTAGGTTGGAGGAATGGCATTTCTCGGAGATGATCGAGTCCTGGCAGTGGTTTTGTTTTACGTTACTCGAAAGCAATGTGCAAGCATTCAACGGTGTGTGGAATTCGTATCGCGCCTTCAGTAACGATCACGGTGTGGACCTGTTCCGCAATTACATCACAGGCCAGAGACTCGATAAGCCATTGCCCGCGATGGCGTCATTGGTGTGCGGCGGGAATGTGCTGGCGGGCCGTGAAGAAGGCGGCTATCTAATTGTCGAGACGATGGATGGGAATGAGCCGCCGCCTGCGGGCGTGACGCGGGTAACGCATCCCTGGTTGATCCAAGTGGCGACGATCTGCACAACGACAAAGTTAAGCGACGGCACTTATAAGGTGACATCGTTCCCACAGTTGGACGGGCGGGACGTGTTGGTGCCGATTGTGGCGAGCCGACCCGTGCAAATACCGCTCAGTAATTTGGTGAGACTGCCGCAAGGCTCGGCAATGCCGAGCCCATACAATAAAGGAATCGACCAATGACGGACCATCAACGTAAAGATGATCCCCGAATCGGCGAATTAATCGAACGGTTCGACAAGTTTGTCGAGCAGTATGAGCTGGATATGCGCGGCGATAAGAATGTGAGTAACGGGCATTCGGGACTGGTTGGAGAGATCCGCAAACTGAAGGATGTCCACACCCGCTATCCGTCCATTACATGGCTGTTGGCCCACAAGCCGTTCCAGACGGGCGCAGTGATCATCGGCACCTATATCGGCATCACGGCATTGTACACTTTCGGACTACTGAAGCTCTTCGCGGCGATGTTCGGGGTCAATTTGCCATGAAAAGTCGTTGAAAGTCATTGCCAAGGGACTTTCAAGAACAGCCCGCCAGAAATGGCGGGTTGTTCTTTTTGTAGGATGAGCACATCATAGCGCCCCTTCTGCGCGTCGTCGAGTAAGTGACGAAGCGGAGGGATGGACAACTCAGCGTCGCGCAGGTTGACGTGGCGCGTGCGCGAGTAGCCCGCTGCCACGTAGGGGCCCGCGCTCTCGCTCCACCCCCTGCCCTGCCCTGCCGCGCGGCAACGCGTCTCCTGCTCGGACAGGGAGACCTTATCGGACGCGGTTTGCGCGTCCGTGCTGACGGCGGTCCACACGGCAAAGCGGATCATCGGTCAATGGGTAGGGGGATGAAAATCTTTGTGGGTTTTCTCGTAGAC